GGATTTGTAGTTGATGGTAAGTTTATTCACTGCCACTCATTCCATCACGCAAATCTTATCAATACAACTTATATCACAACAGCATCATTACCTTTGAGATATGAGATTGCAAATACTGGAATTACAACGAGTGCGAGCACATTAAAACAAGTTTGTTCTACTGTAATTTCAGAGGGTGGTTATGAACTTCGTGGATTGCAGCAAGCAGCAGGAACACCTGTTCAAACACCAGTTGATTTAACAACTGCAGGAACTTATTATACTGTTTTATCAATTCGTCTTAAAGCAACGCCAAATAGATTGGATGCAATTGTAATTATGACTGCACTTTCAATTCTTGGTATTACAAACAATGCAGTTTATAACTGGCAAGTAAGAGCAACAGGAACATCTGTTGGTGGAACTTGGGTCGATGCTGGTATTGATAGTTCTGTGGAATATAAAATTGATGGTGGAACTTATACTGGTGGAAGAATATTAGCATCTGGATATTTGTACGGGTCTAATCAAGGTTCAACACCAGTTGATATTCTTAAAGAGGCATTATTTAAGTTTCAGTTGGAAAGGGATGCATTAACAGGAACACCTTATGAACTTTCTCTCGTTGCTTCTTCCAATTCTAATGGTGCAGATATTCACGGGTCTATGGACTGGGAAGAGATTAGTAGGTAATTATTATGAGTGAGTTTCCTTGGGGTGTTGTAATATTATTATCCTGCGGACTTGCCTTTACTGCATATATCATTTACTACATATTAAGGTTAGCATTTGAGGAAATGAAAGATGAAGAACCTAGCGATCATTCTGTCAGCGACAAGTCTAGCGATTAGTGGAGCACTTTGTTATGGTGCTTATGTAACTTATCAGAAAGCACAGAAGATTCTTAACAACCCAGAAGAGTTTGTTGGTGCCGTTGTAGAGAAGCAGGTTAATAAGGCATTTGAAAAACTACCTATTCCCAAACTAAATACTGAGAAGTTTAAATTACCATTCTAATGGCTGACAAAGATCCTTACGTCTATAGAATACGTTCAGTTCACAAGGTAGTAGATGGCGACACTATTGACGCTGACATTGATTTGGGTTTTGATATCTCCCTTACTAAGCGAATTCGTCTTGCTGGTATCGATACCCCAGAGAGCAGGACAACTGATGCGTATGAAAAGAAACTTGGTCTCGAAGTTAAAGATTGGCTCAAAGAAAGACTAAAATTTGCTAAAGATATTTTAATCAAAACAGAACTACCTGATAGTACCGAAAAGTATGGTCGTATCATTGGTCATCTATATGTCAATGGTGAAGAGATTTCCATCAACAATCAAATGATTACTGAAGGTTATGCTTGGGAATATGATGGTGGAACAAAGAAGAAAGATTTCGACCTACTTCTATCAAAAAGAAAGTCGAGCTGATAACTTCTTAGCAATCTTTTTAGGTGGGGCATAGAGACCTTTAAATCTCTCTTGCCCCTCTTTTGTGAATTTATCTTTCATTACATCATCAATAATAATTTTATTGTCCATTTCATAGTAAGCATTGGTCTCTACTTGGTCGCGGATATACTGCTCTACGTTATCTGTCTGCGCTACTAAGCGGGTGCCATCTGCAGAGTATTCAAATATATCAACATGTCCACCGTCTGACATGACATAATGTAGAACAGGTTTAACTTGTTTAATTTTAATTTTAAATTTGTTTTTTGTTGCTTCTCTAATCAATGGTTCAGCAGCGTTTTTAACTACATTTAAAACTGTTGTTGATGCCATTGTAGCAGCAGTGGTTACTACTGCGACAGCACCAGCCGTAGCAACAAGAGAAGGGTCAGGTAAATTAATATCGACTCCATAAACACTAAAAGATGGTGTTGTTTTTGGTTTATCCGCTGGTATCTCAGCAATAGGTGTTTGTGTGGGAGGGGTTTGAGTAACTTGAGGCAGTTGAGGTGGGGGGGTAGAGTCTGGAAGTCCTCTATTTTTTGCTGCATCTTCTTGTGCCTGCTTTTCTTTATCCGCCCTTACAGCAGCATCAAACTCTTCTTGTGTAGGTACATTAATAATTGGATATTTAATAGAAGTATTTGGCATTTCAAATACTGGAAGTGCCATTCCACGAACAACAGGAACTTCTACACTACGAAGAACTGGTGGTTCTATTGTTGAAATAACACTAGGACCATTAATACCAACTTTTGGTACTTCGTTGGTATTAGTTTTTATATTGGCAATTCCATTTGCATTACTTATTGGTGGTATGAGATCCATTTGGATACCTCACAACTACGTCGGCACAGATTTTATGGTAGGGACTTTCTGGATGAAATGTAATACCAGACTTGATTGCCTCACCACACTTTAAAAGTCTTACTAATTCAAAATCAAGTCTTGCTTTATCTGATTCAGCATTTTGTCTTTTGATTTCTGACCTTGCTCTTTCTTTACAAAGTTCTGTTAGTCCCCCATCCAAAGGGAAGTTAAATCCCATACTGACACCAGCGTTACCATTATGGGATTGGAATGTTGATGGGTCTTGACTACCATTCATACTTCCCAATACAAATGGGGAAAAACTCATGGTTGGTCCTTGACAACTTACACCTCCACCATAAGTGTTGACTGCATAAGGACCTTGTAACACCTGCACGGCCTGGTTTGTAACATTACCAGTAGCAGATGCTGAAGGTCCTGCAATATTTGTATTAGAAGGTGCTTGTTGTGCTTTACTTCTGGTAGAACCTGCAAGTGTTAATACTAAAATGGTTGCTACTGCGTAAAGACTGATATTGATGTAGTTGTTGATTGGGTTTCTGTGGTGCGATCTATCCATGTTTCCTTTGCCACTCCAGGACCGAGATAAGTCTCACTAAACTGGAAGGGAGCACCTTGATTCATAATACTGTAGTTTGCTCCTTGTTGAGGAGTGCCAGGAATGTTAATATTAGTTCCAGTCACAGTATAAGATGTGCCAGTTGCATATTCAACTTGGCGAATTGTTTCTATAACTTTTGTAGTTGATTCAGTTGTTGCGTTGATTGTACCTCTAGTAAAATTAGGCACAACAGTATTAGCCATAGCAGGAGTACAAATGACTCCCGCTGCTAAAAGCAAGACGGGAGTTAGATGTCTCATTTGAATACGCTTAACTCAATACTACGTTGTGCAGTTGCGGTGGTTCCAGGACCACCAGCAGTGACTGTAGGAACACCAGTAGGTGATAATGTACCAGCGAGAGAACCTTTGTCTCCTGCTAACTGAGTAACAGAATCCCCATAAAGGTTGGGAGAAGCAATAACTCCACCACTGACCGACTGAGTGGTGACTGGCGTATCAGCAGCATTGAAAGATTCTGAGAAACTGAATGCTTGACCTGCTGTATTGATATCATAAGTTCCAGCACCATTCACTCCACCAAAGGAGGTTGATTGAATATTTGTACCTGAAGCAGAATAAGATGCTCCAATTCGAGTTGATTGTACCGCAGCACCCTGAACATTTAGTTGAACAGAATCAGTAATTCTTGATGTAATTTCAGCAGCACTTGCAGGAGTAATGAAGAATAACGAAAAAACTAGAAGAAGTCTTTTCATTTTTCTTAAGTAGTAAACACTACTGTTATTTAGGTGGTATTTGTTTTAAATTGAATTCTTGACAAAATCTAAATAATAACTTATTATGCAGGGAACCCACTCAAAAGGTGGGTTTTGTCATAATGAGTCCTTGAAGTGACATTTAGAGCCGTGGAAAGTGCCCTTTGAAAAGAGGGTGTACCCCCTTTCTATACGGATGTAGAGTTCTATCAATTTAAATGCAAAATTTCTTTACAGTAGCCCTGCCCCTTCTGGCATCGGTTACAACCAGTACGGCATCACTGCCATTCGTCAACTACAAGATGCAAGGTCCCCCACCTCCAGTGGAAGAGACAATTAAAATGAATCTTGTAGATGAAAAGAAGACAGCAATCCGCGAGGTTGCACTACCAAAGCCAAAAGAGAAAAGGCTTATTTGTAAAGGGTGTAATGAACATGAGAATGCTACCCTGGTATTTTTCCAGGAGCGTGGTATTAAAGACAGAAACGCCCTTGCTACCATCATGGGCAATATTCGTCAGGAATCAACTTTTATTCCTAACATTTGCGAAGGTGGTAGTAGAACCAGTTGGAGTAACTGCGGACGCGGTTACGGACTGATTCAATGGACATCTGCCGATCGTTATTATGGATTGGGTGATTTTGCTAAGAGGTATGGTGGTTCTCCATCAGCACTTCACACGCAACTTCGTTATCTAACGACTGAGGTTCAATGGCAACGAATTGAGGACAGGATGAAAACTCCTGGTAAGTCCATCAATCGTTACATGGACTATGCGTATAGTTGGATTGGTTGGGGGCATCATGGTGCTCGCACTTCGTATGCTCATGATTATGCTTCTAAACTGATCACGGTAGAAGTTTAACAAACTGAATAAATATTGGGGAGTTCTACAGAACTCCCTTTTTTAGTAATTTAATTTAAATAAAAGTTATGACACAAGACAAATCTATAACTTCCAATTTAAATACTTTTGGGCATGAAGATCTAAAAGGTTTTGCCTCTTACTTGGGTATGGATTATGATGAACTTTTGAAAGTTCAAAAGAAAAATAATGAAGTGATACAAAAATATCTTGAATGTAATGAGGGTTAATTTTAATCTTGGTAAGAAAAAACCAGACATAAAACAATACGCAATAATCGGTATAGTATTATCTTCTATTATTGCAGCACTTTCACAATGCACAGGAGTTTCTGAGACTGGTCTTTGGGACTTACTGGACGAAATTCAAAGAAAATATTTTCCAGGCACAATACTTAATGAGTTTGTGATTAAGGATGATAAGAAACTTGAAAGAAGAATTAAGCGTGATGTTGATGCAGCAATTGCAGAGTATGAACGCTTGACAGGGGACGATGGAAAGGTTAGAATGCCTAAACCACGATACTCAGAGAAACCACCAGATGGGTCTTATGCCCAATCAGTTCTTGGAGGTGAAATGAGATTGTGTGCTCCCTGGGTTGACGACTGCCCCAAACAGTGATATCATTACCACATGGACTCCAGCAAGGTGCTTGCTTGGATATAAAAAACTGACGCCTCCCTCCGCAGAAAGAGTAACCATCAGGTCAGTGTCCACATGGGTAGGTGTCCGAGTGGTTAATGGAGGCGGACTGTAAATCCGCTGGCTCTGCCTACGGGGGTTCAAATCCCTCCCTGCCCACCTTGACAATTAAATCCATCACTGGTATAATTGTCTTATGTCTCAGTAGCTCAGTTGGATAGAGCAACTGCCTTCTAAGCAGTCGGTCGCTGGTTCGAGTCCAGCCTGAGACGCCAGGGGAATTAGCTCAGTTGGTAGAGCGCCTGCTTTGCAAGCAGGATGTCAGCGGTTCGAGTCCGCTATTCTCCATAACTAATAATTGAGTATGTTACATATATCACCAGATCCATTACTGATATTTCATACTATTATGGGAAGATTTTATTCTTTAGAAGAAATAAATCCTGAACTTAAACTCCTCTCTGACAATTATCAATCAATTGTTGAAGAGTTTAATCAAAATAAGGATAAACTTATTTGGACAAATTGGGCAGGTAATAATTATTACACGTCTGTAAAATCAAACCCATATGATGGGTGGCAAGTTGCTGCATTATATCTTGAATATAATAATTATATTGAACAGAATAGACATTACTATGAGCATGTTTACAAAACCAAGGCTCATATAGATTATGAAAGAGATATTATTTACAGCGATAATGCAGAATATCTACCAACTTTAACTAATGTTTCTTATCAGTCTGGTTTAAGACAAAGGGTTGGTATTAGTGTTGTTTATCCAGGTAAAGCAATTGACTGGCATGTAGATAATGATCCTTCTGATGATGATTACATCACTATTAGGGGTTTGTGGGGATTAGACGTTCAATCATCTAAAGATGAGTATGCATTTTTGGCATTGAATACTCAAAAGGGAGTATTTAGTGAATATTTTGAAAATAATAAATTTATGTTTTTTTGGGGAAATACTACTCATATGGTTTATAATACTTTGTCAACCCCAAGGTATTGTTTATGCTTTGATCAAAAAGTTAAGATTGATGATTTACTCTAAATAAAAAAACCTACTTGACAATTTAAAATAAGTGTGATAACATTTATAGGTGATTAAATAAAAAAATATAATGCCTAGTAGCTCAGCGGTAGAGCTATCGACTGTTAATCGATTGGTCCCTGGTTCGATCCCAGGCTGGGCAGTTGGAAGGTCTAGAAATGTCTGGGTCTTCCTTACTAAATCCTAAGTTCGCTTAGGTCGGGGACTTGATCACCCCCGCCAGTAACAAAAAACATGTCAATAGCGTGTCTATTGACTCTTCACGAAAGTGAAGCTTTTGCGGAAAGTGTCTTCCGCGAGTGGTGGGCACTCACTACTCATTAAGGGCGAATAGCTCAGCGGTAGAGCTACTGGTTTACACCCAGTCGGTCGGGGGTTCGATCCCCTCTTCGCCCATACATATTTAATATATGGTTTGATAAAATGTTAATACGTTGTAAATCTTGCAATAAAGAACTGCAAGCTCATGTTGCAAAAACTATTTCTTGTGGATGTCCTAATATGACATCTATTAAGAATGATACTATTTTTGCAAATGACCTTAGTCAAGTCATTATTATTGAAAGTACTAAGACCCCAAATAAAAATATTGGAGTCTTATCTTCTGATGATATTTCTTGGCAAGAAAGTAGAAGGCAAAGGAAAGTCCGTAAGTTGGACTTTGAAGTTAGATAGGATGCATATCTAAATCTTCTCCAATAATTGAATATTGCATTCCATCTTCTTTTAACTCTCCAAACCTGAATACTTTTTTTGAAAGTATGCTTCTTTGGAGAGTTCCTTCTTTTTCCGATTCTTCATTAAATCCCATATCAAATTTAATTCCTATTGGTTTAGATGCTACAATATCACCTGGTTGTGCTCTGATTCCGTCCAACCATTCACCTTTTAAAATTAAGGTTCTAAATTTTTTAAAACTAGATACAACAATACGTGCTCTTTCTTCAGCAGTAAATTCTCTGGGGTCTACAAGATATTCTGCTTCCCATCCAATATCACCAACTCTACCTGGTTCTGGATATTTAATGTATTTGATTAAATTTAGAATTTTTTGTTTGGTTACTTCTGGATTGTCGTAGTAAACTGAGTAATTATATTCTGCTGCTATGTAACTTTTTTTGCTATAATATGGAACAATGTATGGGCAGATATTAATTCTTTTACCATTAAAATCAAATGGAATTTTTATAGATAACTTCTTACCAGGTTCGTATAAGGTCTCTTTATCGTCATATCCTAGACTTAAAAGATATTCATCTATGTTCATGTTTGACAAAATAATATAGATATATTATACTATAAGAAATCAAATACTGGAAGCGTGGCCGAGTGGTTTATGGCAGTTGTCTTGAAAACAACCAACGTTAACAGCGTTCGTGGGTTCAAATCCTACCGCTTCCGTTTTTAACTATTTCTTTTGATTGTTATTAAACTTAGTATCAGGAGATACTAATGAGACGTTGACATTATTGTATTACCTATATACAATTTGTAAGTACACGTAGCACTGTGCCTTAATGGACCCATCTACAACAACTCCTTTACTAGGATTTTATATAACAATAATAATCCTTGGACTTATGGTTGCCTATGCAGGACTTGAAGGGACCATGAGAGTTTTTACATATCTGGATCTTGAATTGCGTCACTTTTTTATTCGGATGCAAATGAAAGTTTTAGGATGGAAATTAAAGCGTCAGCTAATTAAAGACACAAAGAGCTACGAAAAATTTCTAAAGGATTATCCTAATGAATAATAAAGAACTGTCCGACCTGTCTATTGATAGGAAGGAATGTCCTAAGTGTGGTGCCATTTGGTTGAATGGGCAGCATTATTGGTCTGGTACTGGGAAAGAAGGTGACCCACATGATCTTGCAGGTCTTGTATGTAATAACTTTGGTGATGAAACCTGCATAAATCCATGCAAAGGTTCAACAAGTGGGATAACATGGGAAAGGAGATTGACCCAATTAGAGCAAGACGAGTTCCGTGGTCCACAGAATGACTAAAATAAATTCAGAACATTATGTGACACAGAAGCAGTGTCAGGAGATGATTGATGATGCCATACGAAGACATAATCGTAATGCTTCGGTTATTTCAATGTGTGTTGGTTGGGTTGTTCTTTCACTTTTTGCTGAAGGTCTTCTTCGACTTATTGGAGTAATACCACCTCTACTACCATGGCTCAATATCACCTTGAAATAATTGGAATAGTTTTTCTGTTAGTATTTGCTGCCACGATGTTTTATCAGGGCACTTGTATTATGAAGGGTCACCGAGGATATTCTCTTCGGGACTATTTGAAACAAGATAGCACAAATATGCGTAAAAGAATAGAAGAATTACTCAAGGACAAATGATATCGCTTACAGAAGAAGATTTAAAGGAATTGCAAGAACTAGTTAAACAACAAAAGATGTCTGAGTTGTTTGAAGAACCATCAACTTATGAGGACGATGATGACTATGGAATGGCAGGAACTTATTGAGTTTCTTGGTAAACAAGTTTTGATTTTTATTGTGTTTATGTGTGGTCTTATTGTGGGATACGTGTATGGGTTTAGGAATGGTAGTGGGTTATAACCCCATAAATAATAAAAATTATTATATTAAATAATGTTTATTGAACCAAAATTGAGTAAAATACAAACTTCTATTTTTACATCTAATTACTCTCAAATTAAAAGTGATTATATTGAATTTAGGGATTGTAATTATTTTATAGATTATTCTCATACATACAATTTAACTTCATTAGATAATAATTTTTTGGGGTTTGTTCCAACATACACTCCAAATTTTCCCTGGAAAGTGTGTCCATTAATTTTTAATAGACAGCAAATTTTAAGGACACCTCTTCAAGTACAACAGTCTGAGACAGTAAGAATATTACTTAGTCAATCAATTAAACCAGTTCTTGCTGTATTTTCTATTCTTGAACCAGGAGTTGAAATTAGTCCCCATTCTGATGGAGATGAAAGAATTGATGATAACTTTTTACATTCAAGTGTAATAAAGTATCATTTTAGTTTAGATATTCCAAGCGATGGACCTTCAGCATTGGTTGTTAATGGAGAAGAACGTCTTCTTAAAAATGGAGACTTAAATTTATTTGATGAAAAATTATCAGAACATTATGCTTATAATAAGTCAGATACTCGTCGAGGGGTATTGATTGCTTCATATATAAGAGAGGAAGTCTTAAACGCTTGACAACAAAATTATGAGGATGTATAATATCCTCATACCAAGTCAACGGGGTGTAGCTCAGTTTGGATAGAGCACTGCTTTTGGGAAGCAGGGGCCGAAGGTTCAAATCCTTTCACCCCGACTTGGACAATATTTGTTCTTTTAATTCATGGATAAAAGTATTAAAATAAACGGTCAAGAACCACATGTTCTTGCAGATTCTCCATTAGTTTATCATAGAGAAGTTCTTCCAGAAGATTTGGTAGATCTTATGGTCAAAGAATTGAAAGAGATGGAAGAATTTAAAGTTCCATTTGAAGATGCTGGTGTTGGTGGTGAGGATAATGGTCGGATAGACCCAAAAATTAGAAATTCTAAAATCAATTGGTGGTTTGAAGACCATTGGGCATGTAGTGTAATTTCTTATTATATTGGTTTATCTAATAGAAAGTATTGGGAATATGATTTGAATTTACTTGAAAGTATACAAATCTCAGTATATCTTGAAAATGGACACTATGGTTGGCATAGTGATTATGGAACTTCAAAAAATGGGAAGTGGACTAGAAAACTTAGTGCAAGTGTTTTAGTTAGTGACCCTTCTGAATATGATGGTGGTGACTTAGAATTCATAGACTATCATGGCAATATTATACAGGCACCAAAAGAAAAAGGATCTGTTATTGTATTTGATTCAAGAATTCCTCATAGAGTTACTCCAGTAACAAGAGGAAGAAGAGTATCTTTGGTTACTTGGATGTATGGTCCCAAATTAAAATGAAGTGGCCAAGTTTTGCAGATAATCCGTTTAAACTGGTCAGGGTTCCAGAGAATTTATATTCTGAAATATTGAATTTTTATAATACTTGCGACTTCTCACAAAAAGAAGATTCTACCAATTCTCATTATGATCCTAAATACGGAGAACACATTACGGCTGGTTCGATAGCATTTAGAAATCCTTTAGGTGACCCTAAAAGAATTAAAAATCCTTATACCCATATAAACCATATTCCCACAGAAAAATTAAAAGAATGGGCGGATATTCTTCAACCAATATTGGAAGAATGGTCTCATCAAAAATTAAAATATAGCACGGGTTATGGAATAAGAAGTTATCCAAAAGACTCAATATTATGTTTACACCGAGATGAAATAAAAACTCATATTATTAGTTGTATAATTTTTATTGACGAGCAACCCAAAAATACAAATTGGCCTTTAGATTTTTGGGATCATGATGGTGTTAGACACAAGGTTGTTTTTGAACCTGGTGACATGTTATTATATGAGAGTCTATGTGTTCACTCTAGATATACTCCATTTCAAGGAGATTATTATAGGAACATGTACTTTCATTGGAGACCAGAAAATTGGGATTATATCCCATATAAAAATAATAAAGTACAATATCTTTGTCCTGCGGAGGTTGATGATGAGTATCGAAAAGGAACTTGGTAGTTTAAAGAGGTATACTGTGGAAGAGTTTCAAGCAGATTTTGATAACTTAATGAATTTGGTTGAAAAGGAAATGAAGTCTTTTATCATCACTAGTGAGTATGGTGAAGCAGTGCTCATGCCAGCAGATGAAGAATTGATACGAATATACACTGACCACAACGAAGCACCTTGACAACCATAAGACCATCTGTTACTATGGACCAGTCAACAAAAATTATTGATAACTTTATTGAACCATCAATTTTTGAACATTTTAAAAAAACAATTGTGGGAAATAATACAATTCCTTGGTTTTTAAATCATGGAATATCAACAAAGAATACTTACAATGATGAAGGAATTTATTTTACCCACACGTTTTATACAGACTACAATATTTCTAGTCAATACTTTGGATCTTTAAACCCAATCTTTGAAAAAATAAATCCAAAAGCAATTATTAGAGCAAGAGCAAATGTCTATCCAAAAACAAATAAAATTGTCCAGCATGGGATGCATATAGATTATCCATATGAACATTTTGGATTGATAGTTTATTTGAATACTAATAATGGATTTACTATTTTGGAAGATGGAACTAAAGTAGAATCAATAGAGAATAGAGCACTATTCTTTGATCCAAGTAAAAATCATTGTAGTACAACTTGCACGGATTCTTTTTTTAGATCTATTGTAATAGTTAACTATTTTTAATCGAGGGACTGTCGCCTATTGGTTAAGGCCCACTGCTTATAACGGTGTGAACTGAGTTCAATTCTCAGCAGTCCTATTGGTAGTCCTTAGCGATTAACTAAGTAGACGCCAACTTCTACTACGGATATCTTCCGTAGCGTCGTATGGGGATGGTTGGGCAGGGTCCGAGGACTTTGCCCAAATTGGGTGAAGTTCGACTATCCCCACTTGCTCCTTTAGCAATCTGGTGAATGCAGCGAACTCATAATTCGCCTGAGGCGTGTTCGATCCACGCAAGGAGCACTTGACAGATAACTGTCAAACCCTTATACTATTAAGGTCAACATTCAAAGCAATGACTCTCACAGAAAAATTTAAAAAAGATGTGCAAACTCTTCGTGGTGCTGCAAACGGTGATTTTTACCTAGATGTAAAAAACCCAAAACTCTTTAAAAAAGTCCGTCGTTATTATGAAAATGAAGGTGTAGTCTTTTCTGGAGATCCTCTAGATGATTATGATATTCTCATTGATTGTCTGGTTCAAGATCTTGAGCAAATTGAAGTTGCCTAGTCTCGGAATGACTATAAAAGTGCCCTGGTCGGGAGCAACCCCTTATGTCTAAATCTGATTTACTTCGGTGGATTGGAAACATTCTTCTTATAATTGGTTATCAAACTATGTTATGGGGAGAATTTAAATATGGTTTGATGATTAAAGTTATTGGAGGTCTTCTCACAATTCCTTTTGCTATCAAACTTAAACTTTGGGATGTGCTGTTTTTATGTGCATTCTTTGGTATCTCCGAAATATCAAAGTTAACCCAACTTTTCTTAGTT